CGATGGCTTGGCTAACTCTCAAAGAATTTTAAGCGCGCGAATTGAAAACGTAAAGACGGTCATAGGTGAAGCTTTACTACCTATCGCGCTAAAGGTTAGCGAATTCGTATCGAAGACACTTTTGCCCATTATCGAAAAGCTAGCTAGTGGCTTCGATTCGGGAACGGGCGAAAGCTTATTAGGCAAGATCTCCAACGTCGTCGATTTCGTTAGAGATTTCTTCCAACCTATTTGGGACGCAGTAATTCGAGCATTCGGTCGCGTTAAAGACGCGATCGTCGTAAATAAAGATAACTTTTCCGGATTGATTGATACTTTACGAGACGTCTTCTCTTGGGTTAATAAATACATAATCCCAATCTTTAAGACTCAATTAGTCGGCGCGATAGAAGTAGCTTCGACGGCAATCTCTTTAGCTATTAAAGCAATTGTTCCCATAGTTAAATTCGTAACCGATTCGGTTAAAACATTAATTAATTTTGTAGTCGATGGAATTAATTTATTAATAAAAGGGTATAACGCATTCGCTAGATTGACGGGACGATCCGAAATTGGGTTATTAACAAAGATCGGCGAGACTATTACTACGACGACGAATCTAGGATCTCGGCCTCTTGGAGCTGGAGCCGTATCTAGTGCGGCGGCTGGAGCAGGTGCGGCAGGGGCGGCTAGTGCGGCCGCAGGTGCGGCGGCAGGTGCGGCGGTAGGCGCGGCGGCTGGTGCGGCGGCTAGCTCCACGGCGAAAGCGGTAGAAAAGGCGGCTCCGACTTTAATCGAAGAAGTAATCGCCGCCAATGCCGCTAAATTGATTCCGCCGGGAGTCTTCGATCCTGCCGCGTTTAGGCTTGGAGAAGCTAGAGCCGACGCCGGACTATTAGTGAACGGCGGCGCGATCCCTAGCACTTTCGACGTCGCGGCCGCTCGACGTGGAGAGATGGAGCAAGCGCCGATTACTATTAACGTGAACGCGCCATCGATCATCGACGAAGAAGGCTTTAATAGAGCGTTACAGCTCGCGGTTAATAATTCTTATTACAGAGGAACCGGCGGCGGAACCGCGCTAATTACCGGATCGGCCGGTAACTTCGGGTGAGCACTTGGGCTCCGGAGTGGCGCGTCAAAATTGACGGCGTCGAAGTTACCGACACGGTTTTAACGGATTTAACGTTTTCGGCCGGTAGATCTAACATCTACGAGCAAGCCCAAGCAAGCTACACGAACGTAAGCCTCTTGAACGTCGGAGACGTAGTCCAAGAATTCAACATCTACGAGCAGATTACGATCGAGATTAAAGATTCGACCGCTACGTTTATCCCGATCTTCGGCGGTTACATAACCGACGTCGCTCGGACTATCAGCTCGACGGGTCGAATTCAATTTACCGAGACGATTACGATCCTAGCCGTCGGGGCGATCCATAGATTACAAAGAGCGACGACCGCCGGCGTATTATCTAAAGATTTCGACGGGGAACAGATCTACACGATATTGAGCGAGATTCTTTTCGCTCAATGGCAAAACGTCGCGCCGGCTCTTACTTGGGGAACATATGATCCGGCGCAGACTTGGGAAGAAGCCGCAAATTCCGGTCTAGGTGAAATCGATCGTCCGGGCGATTACGAGCTCGCGGCTAGATCTTCGAGCATTACGACGATTTATGATCTCGTTACTTTCCTAGCTACTTCCGGACTCGGTTTCATCTACGAGGACGCGCAGGGGCGGATTAGTTATGCCGATTCGACTCACCGCGCGCAATACTTGGCGACGAATGGCTACGTCGATTTAGACGCGACCCAAGCTCTAGGAATCGGCTTACGGACTACGGTCAGAGCCGGAGACGTCCGAAATAAAATAACAATTACTTACAAGAACGGACAAGAGGAATTAGCCGAAGATGTAGCGTCCCAAGCGACCTACGGCGTATTAGCTCAAAACATCATTACATCGATTGAGCACGATTACGCGGCGCAGGATCAGGCCGACTTTTATCTAACGCTTCGAGCTAATCCTCAGCCTAATTTCGACTCGATCACTTTTCAGCTTGCTAACCCGGAGCTCGACGACACCGATCGCGACGCGCTCTTAAATGTCTCGATGGGCTCAGCTATTAACCTTGTTAATCTTCCGCAATCGATGGGAGTCTCTTTTCAAGGCTTCGTCGAAGGCTGGACTATGCGAGCCGGGATTAAGTCGCTCGCGATTACTTTAACGATGAGCCCGATCTCATTCTCGCTTCAAGCTTTCCGATGGAATTCCGTCCCGGCTTCCGAAGCTTGGAACACCATATCCGCTACACTTGATTGGGAAAATGCGACGATAGTCGCGTAAGGAGAAACTATGGCTAATCCTACTAGCGCCTTCGGGTGGCAAATGCCAACGAATACGGATTTAGTAAAAGATCTTCCGTCAGATTTCGAGGTTTTCGGTCAAGCCGTCGATACAGATCTAGCCGGTTTATTAGGTGGATCGGCCGGTCAAGTATTATCGAAAGCTTCCGGGACAGATCTCGATTTTGCTTGGATTGAACAAGACGACACGACACTAAGTTTTAACGCGCAAACCGGAACGACTTACACTTTAGTAATCGGAGATCTTGGAAAATGGGTAACGCTCTCCAATGCTTCGGGAATCACTCTTACAGTTCCGCCGTCAGTTTTTTCGGCCGGGAATGTCGTTCACATTCAACAAATCGGAGCCGGCCAAGTGACGTTAGCTCAGGGAGCCGGCGTAACTATTACGAGCACCGGGGCGACCGCTTCGGCTCCATTATTACGAGCTCAGTATTCAGCCGCGACGATTCTTTGCGTTTCGAGTAATAGCTTCACGGTGATAGGCGATCTTTCTTAATGTTAATTCCGGGAATTATTGCGTCGTCCATGCTTGGCGCTCCAACCGAGCCGGTCGCTGGATATAAAGTCTGGCTTGACGCCACTGACGCTTCTACGATTACCGAAGCCTCTAATGCGGTAAGCGCTTGGACGGATAAGTCAGCCAACGCCTATGTGTTTAGCCAAAGCACCGCAACAAAAAAACCTAGCACAAATACGAGAACAATTAACTCGAAAAATGTAATTGATTTTGATGGAACGAATGATGAGCTAGTTTCTACTGCTACAAATAGCACTTGGAATTTTTTCCATAACGCAACTGGCGGAACTATTTTCTTTGCTTGCATAGTTGATAGCGTTCCGGACGGCGCTTGCACATTAGCAACTACCACCGGGGCTTCTTCAACAGACCCCGGGTTCTATACTTTTGTCAGCACCGCTCCAAAACACTTCGCTTATATTGGAACCTCGAGCGGGTGGAATGTAAGAAATCAAAGTAGCAGTAATATGAGTTTTGGAAGTGCCGTAGTTTTGGCGGTCAAAACTGATCCGTCAAATGGGACGGCAGTTGATCGAGCGAAAATTTATAGAAACAACAATACCAACATAGCTTCATACATTGACGGCTCTACCACTTATACTACAAATAATGCGAATCTCACTCTGCGTTTTGGCGGTATTGGTTTTAACTATTTAGACGGCGCATATGGCGAAATTGTTGTTTATGATTCACAATTAAGCGATAGCGCTATAGACACTAATATGACTTATCTTAAAAGCAAATGGGGTATCTGATGTGGTATGAATGGGATAATTTAGAAAACTTTAATGCTTGGCATTCCAATATCTGCCAAACTTTAGGAATACCTGATGAGCAGACCTTAAATTATACAGAACCCATCGAATCAAATGGGAAAATAATCGCAGTAGTTCATCAAGCGGAATCTTCCGGATTAGTCGCAACTGAACTTAGACCGCCAAAAGTTGTTTTTGATCTAAAATGAATTATTCTCCCGGATCTATCGGCCGAGTGATTGAGATTGCTATCGGCGAAATCGGTTACGTTGAAAAGCCCGACAACCTTACAAAATACGGCGAATTCACTAAAGCGAACGGTCTTCCGTGGTGTGGATCTTTTGTTAATTGGTGTTTTCATGAAGCCGGCGTCAAGCTTCCGTCGATGGTCTCGACATCGGCCGGAGCGGCAAGATTAAAAGACGTCGGAAGATGGCACACCGAGCCACAAATCGGCGATCTCGCATTCTTCGATTTTCCTCACGATGGGATCGATCGGATCTCTCACATAGGGATCGTCGTCAAAGTAAAAGATAAGAGCGTTTTAACTATTGAAGGAAACACAAGCGGAACGGGAGACCAACGCAACGGCGGCGAGGTAATGCTAAAGGATCGCGCTTTCGGAGCTGGATCGGCCATCGTAGGATTCG